GCTACATACTGGCCGCCTTCTAGTGCAGAATTCATCTTATAAGCTGGGTTTGTACTGATAGCCCCAATTGGTTTATCGCCATAACTTGCCGCTACAACTTCAGCTGACCCGCCTACACAAACTACTGTTCCTGGTGGATATTCTTCTTGTGTTAAGTATTTTTCTGCCAAGTCAGCGTAGTAGCTTGTTGTACTTGCACCGTTAAATGTATTAGCATTAATATTACCGCTACCATCACGAGCAACAACTGTACCAGGACTTGTTGATACGCTTCCTGCGTAAGCAGTTCCACCAATAACTAAATTATTAGCATTAGTAGCTGTTCCGTAAAAATTAGTAGCTGTTACACTTAACCAAGAGTAAGATCCATTACCTAAATTACTAGTTGCAGTAACACCTGGTAATACATCTGAGTTAACTAATTGTAGTGGAGTTAATGTTGTTGCATTATTTGTTGTTTGGAAAACAATAGTATTGTTGCTTTCGTTTTGAATAGTAGGTGTACTACTGTTATTATTAAATACACGTAAACGTGCAACAGGATTACCAACGGTATAGCCAACGTCTGCAAAGTTAACAACTGTGCTAAAAGATGCACTGCCTGCTTGAACATAATTGCTAGCTAATTGACCGCCCAAACGATCAGCATTTGTAGCTGTACCCCAGAATCTGTGACTGCTTTGTGTTTGTCCAGGCTGTGAACCATTGTTTGTATTAACTAATGTTACACCTTGCTGTATTTGTGTGAAACCAGTAATAGGGTTTACAGTACTATCTAGAGTAAATGCACTGTCAGCACTAACAATAAAAATAGTTTGTCCGTTATCAATAGCTTCAATTACAGTATGGCTTGTACCAAATGTGTCTTTAACACTAGTACTTAACATTTCAGTAGTAGCTGAACCAGCTACTGCTTGGGGTCCAATTAAAGTAAAGCTAGTTCCGCCCCACGCAAACAACTGATTAGTTGTAGTATCAAACCAAAAATCGCCTATTGTTAAGCCGCTTGGTGCTACTGACCCAATTTCAGCACCGCCAGTAGTACGGAATTGATTACCGTCCCAAAATTTCAATTTGCTGTTGCCACTATCGAACCAAATTTGTCCAGTTAATGGGCTAGCAGGAGCAGTACTATTAGCAAAATTTTCTAGCAAATAGACAAAATTTTCGTTCTGAATTGATCCGTAACCTGCGTAATTTTTACCAACTAATTTTAAATCTGTGGTAGCATCAACAGTACCGTCGGCGACTGTTACAAGTAACGTTCCGTTATAGTGATTGATTGTATATGCCATTGCTCCTGTTTCCTTATTCTTGAGTATTTATCATTGTTTTAACTGTTATTACCAGCTACTTAGAGCCGCTCTGCGCCAAGTGTTTGTTGCTGTACACACATATATGTAATTAGCGTCCCATACAATTTGCCCTTTTGTACCAGTACTAGTTGCACTAGCCGGTGCATTTCCAGTAGTAGTTACACTTAATGTTGGTGTGGTTAACCCTGTACCAGTGCTAATTGCTCCTGAACTATTAATAGTTCCAGCTACATCTAATGTATGTTGAGGACTACCTGTAAATATTCCAACAAAATTGTTCTGTGCATTAACATATAACGCAGAATTTAAACCGTTGCCATTTAAAGTAGATATTTGAAAATTCTGATTTGATGAGTTCGATTGTATCTGGAATAGTACCGGCGAAACATTAATTTCGCTGTTACTACCTGGACCTAGTATTAAAGCTGGGTTAACTGCACTATTTTGTACTGTTAATGTTCCTGCGCTAATTGTGCTATTACCAGATGTTGTTACAAAACTACTAGCAGAATATAAAGTAACACCATCTTGTCCTAATAAATTATTAGCAGTTAAAACTGGAACGTTAAATTCTACACCTGTTAAACTACTAACGTTAAATCCTATACTAATACTTCCAGTAAATCCACCAATTGCACTAGCAGGAGTAAACGATTCTGATGCAAATATACCTAATAAATTACCGCCGTTATACAAATAAGTTACTGTATGTGCAAGTTTGTTAGTGTCAATAATAGAATCTACAATAAAACCGCTTTGGCCTTGGGCAGAAGAGTATATAGGACCTGCTAGAATGTTTTCAACACCGTCATTAAAATATAATTGGCCGTTTGCACTGTCAATCCAAAGATCTCCAGTAGTTAAACTACTAGGTACTGTACTACTAATTAGTGTGCCGCCACTAACAACAAACTGGCTTCCGTTATAAACTTTTAATCTATTTTGTGTAGTATCAAACCATAGTTGTCCAATAATAGGATTATTAGGCTGACTTGTATTTGCAAAATTTTCTAACAAGTGAATGAAGTTATCATTGACGTACAATCCATATCCAGTAGCATTTTTACCAATCAGAGTAAGGTCAGTGGCTGTTTGATTAATTGTTCCATCAATTAATTCAGTTAATGTGTTGCCGTTTGTTAGTTGTATTGTATAACTCATTATAGTACACCAGTGAAAATTATGTAATTAATAGTTTGGTATGGATTCATTGTTACCACCGGAGTTGCATGTGATGATGAAACAACACTTCCACTGTCTGACAATCCATATCCTTGACCGCTTTGTGCTGTTGTTGTCAATCCCTTACCTGAACTAATGTTTGTACTTGGGTCTGTAGCACTATTTGGAGCTCCAACTGCATAGAACTGTTGTACACCGTCATTAAGATTATGTTTATGATCGGGTAAGTTAGCTGTTGCTAGTGTAATTGTATTGCTACCACCACCTGCGCCTACAGTATCTGCTGTTACATCAGTAACTCTGTTGGCTGCGCCGCCACCTGCGGTTATTAAATTGCCTGATCCGTCTTTATTTGGTACAGCAAGACCGTTATTCATGTTGTCTGCACCAAGTGGGAAACGTCCTCTTAGGTCTGGTAGGCCGAATGTACTTTGTCCAACTAGTAATCCTGGTGCTTTATATGTATATTGTACTACTGCAAATAAAGCAGAATATTGACTAATTCTAACTTCACTACCATCACATAACAAATAACCATTAGGAATATTACTAACAGGACCTGCGTAAGGGAATATACAACCAACAGGAACTGTAGCCACATGATTTAATAGTGTACTCTTAGTCATACTGATTAATCCAGTACCACTTCTATAGACTAAGAATGTGTCAGTAGGAACAGAATCAGTGGCTGCAACCTTATTCGTAATAATTGATTGATTAATACTAGTAGTAAACAGTTGAGTACCAGTTAACGATTGTCCGTTAAACTCTACTCCATCACTAGTTACATCACCTTGTAACTGTAATGTAGTAACTGATTGTAATTTTGCCGCACTGGCCGCCACACCTTGACTACCTGTTAGTGTAGCACCATTTAATGTACCACTAAAGTTACCACTAAATGTTTGTGCAAAAATATTTCTAAAAGGTCTTGATACAGAACCAATGTCATATTGGTTGGCGGCGCTGTCTGTTCCTGGTTGAATTACTGTTCCCGCTACAGGATTACTGTTGCTGTCTAAACTATTAACAGAAATAACACCGTTAGCTGTTATGTTTCCGCCAAATGTTGCCTGTTTTGCAACTTGTAGTCCACCCGCTGTTTGAATGCTTGCACCGCCCACATCAAATGGGCCGGTACTTGTAGCACCAACGTCTGTAGTTCCTTGGACAATTAGTCTTCCTGGTACTGGACTACTTGGAACAATTCCAATCCATTTGATAGTTGCACTACCATCTGATACATTTGAACCGGTAGTATCTACTGGACTAACTGTACCAGTAGTACCACTTGTAACTACTTGATAATAATTGTATGTTCCGCTGATGTTAACACTAAGATATTGCCCTGCGGTTACTGCGGTTTGACTTGTCCATGCAGTTGCTTGAGAACTAGGATCATCTTTTATGTAAGCACCACCGATAACATCTAGTGTTCCTTGTGGATTAGTATTACTATTACCAATACCTAGTCTAGCATTTGCAGTTAAATGTAATGCAACGCCTACTGTTCCATTATTGTTTAAAGAAAATTCAATAGGATTTCCACTATTCTTACTATAAAACAATGTAGTATTGGCATTGATACCAATATTAAATCCTAAGTTAGCACCTATTGTTATACCGCCATCATTACGAACACTAATTGTGTTATTGGCAATAGTAGCAATATCACTGCGTAAAAAATTTGAACTAGCTACAGCCGCACCGTTTATTAACAAAGCGTCTGCTGAACTAGCTGTTCCCCATAAGCCAGTATATGCACTACCAGTATCTGCTACTGTTTTTTTACTGGCAATATTAATTCCAGTATTAATTGTAGGAAATCCGCTAATTGCGGCTTTAGGTGTAAATGCATCTTCGCTTATAATTGCTACACGATAACTTACAGTAGTACTTGCGCTACTGCTGGCATAGATAGTTACAACATTATGGCTAACATTGGTAGTGTCTACAAT